GCCGACGAGCTTCTGAATGCGGGCGACGAGGTTGTAACCGGGCAGCTTCGAGTCGTCGTCGCCCTGCTTGAGCTGCGGGATCACGACGGAAAGGGACATATTCACGGGCACCCTCGCAGGCTTCTTGTCGTCGTTGATTTTCTGCGCGATGCGCGTGACGAAGGCGATCGGCTTGTTGATCTCGAAGTGCATGTCGTCGTCGGTGGCCGAGGCGTAGTCGCCGCCCCAGCGGATCGCGCCCTCGTAGTACGAGAGGCGGGCCCGGATCTTCGCCTGCTCAGCCGGCGAGAACGTGTCCCGGTTGCCGCGGGGATGCTCGTTCCAGTTGAGATCCTCGGCGGTGCCGCTGGCGTGGTTGCTCTTCGTCTTCGAGCCCGCGATCGGGCGATTGTTGTACCCGCCGCATTCGGCCTGCTTGAGGCGCTCGATGTTCTTGTCGAACCACGCGGCGAAGTCGAGCAGGACGACGCTCGTCGCGCCCTTGCGAAGGTTGAGCTTCACTGTCGACCCGGGCACGACAAACGAAGAGATCAGGCTACCGTCGATCGAGTAGCCGTTCTGCGAGTACTCGGTCATGCGCAGCACCCCTCGGGGTCTACCGGCTCGTCGAAGTTCGCCGCCTCGCCGCTGAAGCCGTCGGCCGGCATCTCGGCTTCGGCGTCGGCGAACGGCGTCTCGTCGTACGGTGGGAATTCGTCGTCGGACATGACCCGAGCGTAACGCAATCACCATGGGAGAGATGACATGATCAAGGCACGCAGGAGGCTCGGTATCGGCCTCGACCTGCTCTTCACGATGCTGCCCGCCGCGCTGTTCGTCGGCTTCATCGATTACACGGCGTGGTGCGCGTGGTGGATCTAGAGGTAGCTCGTCACGATGACCGCGCCGTTGTTCCCGTTGCCGCCGTTGAGGGCGGAACTCGACGCGATCTGTGACGCTCCCGAACCGCCGCCGCCGTACACCTTGCCCGGTTGCCCCGCGCCGGAGGTGTTCCCGTACGCCTGCCCGCCGATGACCGAGGGGCCGCCGTCGCCGCCGCGTTGACCGCCCGCGGTCGAGAAGAACCCGATGCCCGTGCCGCCCGCCCGGCCCGGGACGCGGAAGGTGCCGCCCGTGCCGCCCGTGCCGCCCTGCCTCGACGAGGTGTTCGCCGACAACTGCCCCACGGTCGAGGTCGCGGTGCGCACCGCGCCGCCACCGCCGCCGTTCGCCGTGACGAGCGGGGTCGTGCCGAAGCTACTGTTTCCGCCGTTCGGTCCGGCGCCGGTGCCTCCGGTACCGCCCGCGCCGACGGAGAGCGACTCGGTCGAGCCGAGATCGTCGGCGTCGTACCACTCGCGGGCGTACTCGCCGCTGCCGCCGCCGTCACCGAACGACCACTGCGAAGCGCCTGTCGCGCCCGCGCCGCCGCCCGCGCCGCCCGCGCCGAGCACCTCGACGAGCACGAGCTTTGCGCCGGCTGGTTTCGTCCACGTGCCCGCGCCGCTCGTGGTGAAGATCTGGATGTCCGGCGCAGCGGCCGACAGCGCGTTGTCGGCGAACGTCGGGTCACCCGCGTCAATGAGTCCCATGTCAGAGTGCCCACCTTCCTGCATTGCTCGCGCGTACCGACGTGCCCGCCGGGACGACTTTGGCGACGGCGTTGACGGCCCTCGTAACCGTAGCGTCCTGAATGTTGGCGTCGGTTGTGATGGTCACGTCATCGACGTACAGGACCGTGCCGTTGCTCGGCGACGAGAGGATCGTCGGACCGTAGATCAGGTACGCGGCGCCCTCGGGCGCGGTCGCCGTAACGGTGCGCTGCACAAAACTGCCCGAGGCGAGCGAGGCGGCCCCGGAGTCGTCGGTCGAAAGGAAGTTCTGGTCCTCGTCGTACCAGTCGATCGTGCCCCGGACATCGGTGAGCAGGGCTGTCGAGCGCACCCACACGCCGAGGGTGTACGTCGCGCCCGGAACGACCCGAGGCGCGTTAGTCAGCAGCGGGCGGAAGTACGCGACCGACGGCGAGCCAGTAACGGTCATGAGGGCGGAGAACGTGCCGCCGTGCGCGAAAGTACTGGACCGTGCCAGCGTGCAGCCCCCGAGTCGCCCCCAAGCGGTGATGTCCGACAGGTTCTCGAAGGCTCCCGAGATGAGTTGCGTGCCGTGCGCCCGCGCGCCCATCGCGGTAACCGTGACGACCTCGCCCGTGCTCAGCTTCAAGTCGTACGGTGTGGTCGTCGACCACTTGACCTTGCTCGTGCCGATCTTGAGGAACGTGTCGGACGACGTGGCCGAATTGATGACGTAGGCGTTCTGCGCGTCCCACAGACTCGTGGCCGAGTCCCACTCGCCGACCTTGAGCAGTTCCGACGGCGAGCAGGCAAGCTCGACGATCCATTTGTCATTGTTGATCGTCTGCGTGAATCCCTCGATCGTGAGATCGATGACCTGCCCGGCAAGTTGCGCAGCCGGCGGATTGGCAATGGTCACACGCGAGCCGATCCGGCAGGCGAGCCAGCTCGGAATAAGCTCAGGATGAGCGACGAGGTTGATCGTCACCCGTGGCCAGCGAAGGAAATCGGACGTGCTCTGACTGAGCATCCACGAGGCGAAGTCGATGAGGCGGCCGTCGCTGGCGATGTTCAATTCGGCAGAATCGTCGAGCGTTCCGCTCTTCGCGATCGATTCCGGGTCGGTGACGGTCACGCTCGCGCCGCCGGTCCGGGTGACCTTCCATTTGTTGCGGAATCTTTGGTCATCGTCGGTCGGCTCGGGTGCCTCGTCGAGGTGTCCGAGGGACCAGTCGAGCGCGAGCGCGACGGGCATGTTGTAGCGGCGCACCCGGGGGATGTACATGAGCGCGTTGCCACGCTCGCAGAGCACGCCCTGATCGGCCGTCTCGCATTCGCGCAGCAGGTCCATGAGCTTTCCGGAGCGTTGCCGGCCCATCGGTTCCGAGTCCGCTTCGAGGACGTAGGAAGCGACGTTGTTCTCGCCGCACAGCCTGGCGACGCGGTCGGCCGCGGGCTCGGTTGCGTATCCGTCGGCGACGAGTGTGAATGTGCCATCGACGAAGGGAAGGTCGTTGTCGCCGAACCACAGATGAGCAACGCTCATGTTGTCCGAGCCCGGGATGATCGAGAAGTAGTCGGGCTTTACGGACGTGCCCACGTAACTGTCGGTCGATACCCAGTAGTCGACCTGCCCGATCTGATGCCACAACAAGGCGACCGACGTCGTGCCGCCCGAGACGTTCGTTTCGAGCTGCATCGCGATCCATTGCGTCGGGTCGACCGCCCAGAGCGCGCCCGCACTCGCGACCGACGCCCCCGAGGAATCCGCCGCGTCCCACGTGAGCGATGTGGCGTCGATCGTCACGCTGAATACGCGGACCGTGCCCGTGCAGCGCAGATAGATCATTTGCGTCGGGATGGACGGAAGCGACTCAAGCTTGAAGAACCACAGGGCCGCGAACCCGTCCGGGGTCGGCGTGCTGCGAATGTTGAACTGAATCTGCGAGCTGAGCGATGCGCCCATCACGGTCACGGGGGCCGAGCCCGCGAGCGTGTCGTCGCCCGCGAAGGTGATGTCGGCGATCGCCGCCGCCGTGCCGTCGGTGGCGAGAAGATGCTGCGCGCTGCTCTCTTCCTCGCACGGGTAATAGGTGAACGGGTTCTGTGCGCTGAGGTGGTTCAACAGCGGCGAGTTGACGGGGCTCGACCCGGTCGAAAGGCGCCGGATGATGCCCGCGCCGGCTAGGGGCAACGTCGAGTCGGTGCCGCTCTTCTCAGGCCATTTGGGCGACCACTCGGGGACGTTGCCCGACCACAGGATGTTGGTCAGCGCGAAGTCGTCGACCTTCGCCGTGTACGTTCCGGCGTTCGTGTTGATCCGCCAGCCGAACCACCCGGTGCCCGAGCCTTCGACGGCGTTGTCGGTCGTGACGCCCTGCCACGTGTCGGGCTCGTCGGTGACCGCGCCGAGCCACGTCTTGACCATGATGTACGGGCCGTCGGCGCGGGCCTTGCCCCATACCTTCGTGCCGGCCGAGTAGGTCACGCTGGTCGCCGTGAGCGCGAGCAGGTCGGACTGGGCGCCGAGGTAGACGCGCTGCACCTTGACCGCGACCGTGCCCGCCGCTTGCAGCTCGACGTGTGCCCGGATGTAGTTGGTCGAGTTCGTGTGGCGCAGCAGGGCGGCCGAGACGAACGAGGCCCCGGTCGGCATGACGTCGAGCGTCGTCGACCACGTCACCTCGACGTCGGGCGAGCCCGCGTCGGTGACGACATTCCGGCACGCATTGTTGACCGCGAGGGCGATCGTCGCCTGCGAGCCGTCAACGGCGGCCGTGCCGTTGCTCACGGTCCAGGCGAACCCCTCGGGGGTCGAGCCCCACCCGGACGCCACGGTCCGCGTGAACGAGTCGTCGACCCGGTCCATGACGTGCCTGAGCGGCGTGCCGCGCCCGATGGTGCCGTAGTAGGCCCCCATGGCGTTGCGGGGGCTCAAGCGGCCGTCGCGGTTGTCCATGGTCGCGGTGAACGACCCCGCCTCGACCTCGTTCGCCTCGTCGTCGCGGCCCGCGCCGATGACGACGTCGACCTTCCGGCGCCGCTTGCCCGCGTCGATCCACACGTACGACGACTGATCGCCCGCAGGGTCGCCGCCCGGGGCGATCTCGACGCGCGTGTCGACCCTCGCCTCGGTGCTCACGCGAGTACCACCTGCCCGCTACCGCCGTTCTTGACCCGGAACGATTTGCGAATCCATCGCCGGAATTCCTGCTCGCCACCCGGGGTGATCTGCACGATCACGGTCGAGTCCCCGCGCCCGGCAAGGTCGGGCAGGTCGGACAGCGGGGCGACGACCTCGCTCTGACCGCCCTCGGCGATGTTGACGATCGTGCCACCGGGCGTGGCCGGCACGATGCCGCCGTGCGCGAGCTGCGGGATCGAGGGCACGCCGATCGTCCCGCCACCGAACGTGTGCCCGAGCACGGAGAACGATGGGATCGAGAAGTGCAGCGAGTTCCACTTGCCGATGACCCAGTTGATCGCCGAGCGGAAACCGGACTTGAGCCCGTTCCACATCGACGAGAGGCGGGCGTTCACCTTCGACGGCATGGACAGGATCCAGTTGAAGAACGAGACGGCCTTCCCCTTGATCCAGTTCCACGCGGCGATGGCCGCGTTCGCTACCAGCTTCCACGCGCCGACATAGATCGAGATGTACCGCTTCACCGCGCTGAGCAGGAAGTTGAAGACCACGACGGCCGCCTGCTTGATCCAGTTCCACGCGACGACGGCCGCCTGCTTGATCATGTTCCAAGCGGCGATCCAGAATTTACGGAATCCCTCGCTATGGGTCCAGAGCAGGACGATCACGGCGATAAGGGCACCGACCGCGAGGATGATGAGCCCGATCGGGTTCGCGTCCATCGCGATGTTGAGCAACCACTGCGCCGCCGCCCATGCCTTCGTCGCGATGGCCACGGCGCCCTGCTTGATGAGGAATGCGGCAACCTGCGCGGTCGCGGCGGCGAAGTTGGCAGCGACTACGGCGCCGTTCCACAGCAGTTGCGCCGCCGCCGCGAGGCCGGTCGCGGCCCGGACGGCGATGACCTTCGCGAGGTACACGGCGATCTGCGCCGAGGCGAGCACGAAATTGGACGCGCCGAGGGCGATCTTCCATGCGACCTGCGCGACTGCCGCCGCCTTCGTGGCGACCTGTGCCGCGATCGTGTAGGCCGTGTACGCCTTCATCGCGACGTTTATCGCCAGGAAGCCCGCGACGAAGGCTGTGATCCACTTCGGCGGTACGGCCGCCACGAGCCGCGCGAGGGCGCCCGCCACGGCCGACGTGATCGGCGCCAGCGGCGCGACCGCCGTGGCGATGTGCACCGCTGCCGTGGCCAGCTCACCGAGCGTCTTGACGAGCTGCGGGCCCTGACTCTGCATGTAGTTGACCATCTTGGTCATCCCCGAGTCCTTGCCCGTGGCGTTCGTCCAGACGAGCCACTTCGCCGTGACGTTGTCGAGCCACGTCAGAATGCCCTGACCCTGCTGACTGCCGAATCGGCCGAAGATGTTGGCGAACGTCTTCCCGAGGTTGAGCACGATGTTTGTCAGCGAGTCCATTGCCGGGCCGGCACGCGCGACCAATCGGTCGATGAACCCTCCGCTGGCCGCGTTCTCAAGAGCACCGAGGAAGCGCGAGACGGCCTTTTCCCCGATGTCGAAGAGCGGTTGCAGCTTGAGCACCGCTGCGCCGATGAGCTTGTACCCGCGAGTCAGGATGCCGAATACGGCAGGCTTGTTGGTCTCGACGAAGTCTTGCCAATCGGACTTCAACTGGATGAAGGAAAGGGTCGCCTCGCGCGTTGCCGGCGGGAGGTTCTTGAGCCGCGCCTGCAATTCGAGAGTGGCCTCGGCCTGCTTCTTGATGTATTTCGAGTTGTCCTGCCCGGACTTCGCGGCGAGCTTCGCCTCGGTCTTGTAGAGCGCGATCTTGTCCGTCAGATCGCTGACCTTCGTGGCCGCGTCGGTCACGTCGCCGATGGCGGTCTTGGTGACCGCGCCGAACACGCCGACCGCTGCGCCCGCGCTGAGCAGGGAGGTGCCGAGGCTGATGATTCCCGCCGTGGCACCCGCGGCGAGCGGTGCCACGGCGGAGACTCCGGCGAGGGTGCGGATCGCCTTGCCCGCGACGTCGTCGACCTTCGTGAACGCCTTGGTGAGATCGGTACCGACCGCGCGGGCGCCCTTGCGGACGTCATCGACGTCGATACCGATCTCGATCAGCAGGTCGGCGAGAGTCGACACGCTAGCTCCCTCCCATCGCCTTGTGCAGCCTCTTGACCGTCCGGAGCATCGACTCGGGGTCGGATGCCTCACCCTGCCGCGTTCTCTGCGCCTGCCACTTCGGCAGGAACTGATCGGCCGTGTAGGGTCGCTGTTTCTTGCTGCGGTTCACGTTCGCTATGACCGAGGTGAGCATCGCGAACAGGTGGTCGAGCCGCTCGTCGCCGATCGGCCCGGTTACCGCCTCGTACGCCTCCCACTCGGTCAGCTCGCGCGAGCTGACCCGCGCGAGCAGTTCCTCGACCGTGCACCCGAGCGCGAGGGCTAGTCGGAAGTACCGCCGTCGCTCGGGTCGCTGCCGAAATTTTCGGTCAGCTTCTCGACGTCGTCGTCGGACATCCCGCTCAGCCGGCGAGCCACGTCGAAGATTCGCTCGATCGGCTGAGCGTTCTTGCGGCCGAGGGCCCGCACGTCCTCGGAACTGAATACCTGCCGGCCCTCGGAGTCGACCACTGCGAGGACGAGCATTTTCGCGCGGGCGTTGGCGAGGTTGACCTTCCGGCTGTTGCCGTTCGAGGTGATCAGCGACTCTTCGTAGGCGTCCCGCTGACTTCCCGTCAATGCGCGCACGCGAACCTTGCCGCCCCACTCCGGGCATTCGACGATTTCGTATTTCCGGTCGTCGGCGTCGAGGATCGCGTCGCGCCCGAGGAATCCCTCGGTGGCGTCGGCCTCGGTCATGTTGTCGGTCGTCATCTGTCTTTTCTCTCCCTGTTTTCCTAGCTGCCGGAGGTCGGCGCGAGCGTCGGCTTTCCGGTCACCTTGATCGTGAGGCTACGCGACATCTTGTCGTCGTACGGGAACTCGTCGCCGAGATTGGTCATGACACCCTTGATGGTCCACGTCCATTCGTCCTCGGTGCCCGGGAGCATGACGATCCGGTAGTTGCGGGCGTCCGTGTCGTCGAAGTCGCCGTCGAGGTCGTGGGTCGTCTCGTCGGGGTCGTAATTGAGGTCGAGCTGGATCTCGCCGCCGTCCTTGAGGCCACCGATGAATTCCATCCAGCCATCGAGCGAGTCGTGCGCGGTGACGTCGATCGTCTCCCGCTTGCGGTCCGGGCCCTTGATGTTCGTGACGTTGGCGATCGTCACGAACGTCGTACCCGGTGTGATCGTGGTGGCGCGCTTGAAGAGCGTCCCGAAACCGTCGCGTCCGCTCATGGGCGGCGCCTCCCTTACGTGAGCTGCTGGGTCTGAATGCGGAACCTGACTATATGATGCCTGATCTGTGGATCAGGGTCTTCGAGTGCCTGATCGAATTCCTGCCGGATCGTGATGCACGCGTGGTTGTCGACCGCGAGCAGCGCCGAGAACTCGGCGACCTTGTGGTCGAGTGAGGCAGCTACCGCGTCGGCGATCTGCTGCCCCTGCGCGTTGCTTCGGGTCTGGGTCCAGATATGGACCGTCTCCGTGACCTCGCGGCCCCTGCTCGTGTGGTCGCTGTCGGGGATCGAGAGGTGGTCGCCGACCCGGATGTACGGCTTCGGCTGTCCCTCGGGGGGCTGGTCGACGACGGCGGGCGTAGCCGGCGAGACTCCCTTGATGGGCGCGAGCAGGGTTACGAGCGTCGTGTCCGCGCGCAGGCGCGCGACGATCGCCCGCTGGATAGGCGTGGCGGGGTTGCGGGTCGTGATGGTCACAGTCGCTTCAACTCCGCTGCGATCTCGGCGCGTACGCGCTTCGGGAAGCGCCGCCGCGCTACCTCGGCGGCGGGTTGCATGAACGGCTGGGCGGCCGTGTCGTCGGTGCCGTGCTCGACGAACTTGGCGTATCGCGCGGTCGCGACGACGCGGCCCTTGATCTTCTTCTCGTCGTACTCGGCCTGGATCGAGTCCCTCAGGGTGCCCGTCTTGACGGGCGCGCCACGGCGGGCGTCGTCGCGCGCCTCGTCCGTCTCGCCCCTGACCGCGCGGGCCCCCGCCGAGCGGACGAGACCGGGAAGACGCGCGAGCTTCCGTTCGAGGGCGGGCAGGCCCTTGACGTTGATGCTGCGCACCCTGCCGGCTGCCACGGGTCTACTCCTGCGTGTCGCCCGCACGCGGGCGCGGGGCGCGCTTGCGGGGCTTGGGCAGGGAATCGGGCGCGGGGGCCTCAGGGGCATCGTCAGGCTCGTCAACGGCCGCCGTGGCGGGGGCGTCGATGACCGCGAAGATGAGTTCGGCGAGCCAGCCCGGGCGATCGGTGTCGAGTTCGGCCGGCACGAGACCGCGCGCGTACAGCCCTTCGGCGATGGTGGCGAGCTGCGTCCGGTAGTCCTCGGCGACCGCCTCGACCTCGCCCACCTTGTGGGCCCCTGTCGCGACGTCCCCGCGCTCGGCGGCGGGGTCGCCCCCGGCTTCCGGGTCGTCGACCGACAGCTCGATCGTGTACGCGGAGAACAGATCGGGGTGCGCCTGCGCGAGCGGGTGGCGGGCGTCGGCCAGGGTCCGGCCGCGGGCGAGGCGGTACTTCGTGCCGTCGGGGCCGACGGCGAGACCGCTGCGGGTCGCTACGACGATGTTGGTCATGACTGGCCTTTCAGGGTTCGTACGAGGTGCGCGTCGGACGAGAGTCCGCCGTGGCGTTTCCACGTACGGTACTGTGCCCGGTCCGCCCGGAACTGCTCGCTGCTGTTGACGCGCTGGTATTGCGCGTCCATCGGCGCCCGCTGGCCTGCGTACGGGTTCAGGTGGTCGACGAGCAGGTCGGTCCGGTAGTGCCAGCACCCCGCCTCTTTCGCGAGGTCCCGGATCGCGTTGTCGCAGTAGAGGTGCTCGACCGGGGCCGGCACCATCCGGCCGCCGAGAACCTTGATGATGTCGGTGGTCATGACCCAATGCGTGGGCAGGTCGTCGGGGCGGTGCCCGTCCGGGCACGACACGATGCCCGTGCCCGCGAGTTCGAGCTCGTCGCGGTACGCCTTGACCCAGCCGGCAGACCGCGGGCGATGGTCGTCACCCATGAACCCGAGGTAGCGCGGTGACTGGGTGATCCGCAGGTAGTCGGCCGCCTTGTTGAGCTTCGGGACGAGCTGCTCGTGATGGGTGGCGTCGAGCCACGTGACCGTGCGGCGCTCGTTGCCGACGGCCTCGACCGCCTCGGTGATGGTGCCGAGGTAGTCGTCGAAGGCTGGGTCGTCGCGGTCGACGACGAGGCACAGCTCGACGCCGTCCTCGAAGGCATCCGTCTCGGTGAACGAGTTCACGAGCGGGGCGACGTTGTGCGGGCGCGAGCGGGTCGGGACGACGATGATCATGCGTTCCGTGGTCATGCGTCGCTACCCGGGTGCCACGAGAAATACGGGTGATCGACGACCGGACGGCCCGCGACGTGCTTGATCTTCTTCGGCTCGCGCCATGCGGTCGTGCCCTCGCGAAACAGGTAATAGTACATGATCTTGTCGATATATTCCTCGGTCGAGAGGTACTGCCGCACCCGCTTGACCCACACCCGGTCCTCGGCCCGCCCGGGGCGCACGGCGAACTGCGCGCGGACGGCGAGGTCGCGCCGGACGGGGTCGATGTGCGTAACGTCACGATGAAGCTGACCGTCTAGGGTGCGTCCCCATTTGCCCCACCTGAGCGAATGGTCGACTATCTCTCGGTGCTCGTCATCGGTGCTGTACTCGATCTTGAAACCGACGTGATCCGGGCGCCCCGCGATGGCACGCACGACCTCGGCGACGTAATACTCAGGCACGAGGTCGTCGTCATCGACGAACGAGACGTACTCGGCGTCGGTCGACGCGAGCATCGTGTCGCGTATCTCGCTGATCGAGGGGTACCCGTTGTTTCGCCAGGCGAGTACGCGTACTCGGCCCTTGTGCTCGTCGAGCTGCGGCAGCAGGACGCTGAGCAGGCGTGTGAAGAGTTCCTCGCGCTGGCCTAAGGTCGGCACGAGAATCGTCCATGTGGGGGCTGTCGTCATAGCTTCTCTCCCATTCGTCGGGGCGTGAGCACCACGTCCGACCATCGTTCGTCACGCTTCCACTGGATGCGGGGGATCCAGCCGGCAGACTCGCACCACTCCATCAGATCGGGCCAATAGGCACCGGGCGAACCGCGCTGCTCGGTCTGCGCCTCGACGACGATGAGGTCGAGCGCCGACAGGTCGGCGGTACGCAGGACGTCGATTTCGGTGCCCTGCGTGTCGACGATGAGAACGTTGCCGATCGCCTGTTCCTGTACCGCCGAAACGGGGATGACGTCCACGGCGAAGCTCGCCGACTCGGTCATCCGGCGGTCGGCCGCGAGGCCCGAGAAAGCGCCGTCGGGCATGCGATGAAACGTCGCCCTGCCTGGTTGCCCGCAGGCGACATTGATGATTCCCACGTTCGGGTTGTCGATCCACGACTGATCCGCCATGACGGTGCAGCTTTGCGGATCAGGCTCGACGAGCGTGACGTACCCGAAGCCGCACCCGAGGTAAAGCGGCACTTCCTGGCCGAGGTGGGCGCCGACGTGAATGACGCCGACGGGACGGATGCGCAATTCTTCGAGCGCGTCGCCGATCAGGCGCAGCGACCATCGCCAGTCACGGATCACCTTCACGGCTGCCCGCCCTCGGCCTGAAGCTGCTCACAGTCCGCACGCAGATAGACCGCCTCGCTCGGCGCGACGGTCGACTTCACGCGCAGATCGTCGCCGTCGTCGAGCGCGATGAGGTGGTCGCCGCGGCGGACGTCGGTCCGGGGCAGCATGTGCACGATGACCGCGAAGGACGAGCTCGCCTGCTGCGCTTCGAGCTGCTCGACGCTCGCCGGTTGGCTCACCTTCGCGCGGATCACCCCGCCGACCTGCTGCTCGGCCACGGTCGATCCGCCGACGTCGTCGCCCGTGGTCACGGGACGCATGACCTTGAATCGGCGCGTGAGTTCGTGCCGGCCGATCTCGCCCCCGATCATTCGGCCGTCACCTGATCCCATGTGTCGAGGTCGACGTCGGCGCTGTAGGGGCTCACGAGCGTGACCGCCACGAAGGTCGACACGCCCGCCGCCTTGAGCACCGCACGCTCCTCGTCCTCGGTCAGATAGACGATCTCGCCGCCCTCGCGGCCGGAGCGGTCGTAGAGCTTCGAGCTGTCGCCGAGCGACCGCTGCGTAAGGCCGTGCGGGTTCTCGAAGGCGCGGGCGGCGGCGGCGACGCAGACCGAGGCGACGCGGCGCGGCACGTTGTCCAGAGCGTTCGTGGTCGTGAGCCACGTCTTGCCCGCGAGATCGCGGATCAGTTCGCTGGCCTCGGCGAGCAGCGTCTCGCCCCGGATGCGCTCGACCTCGTCGAAGTCCTCGGGCAGGGCGCCCAGCTTGCGGGCGAGCATGCCGAACGAGCCGAGCGGCGGGGCTTCGTCCTCGGCGGCGGCGACGTAGAAGTATCCCGGTGCGGTGTCCTCGATCCCGCCCGTGATGTCCCACACGAACGAGTAGCGCCCCGCGACCGACACCTGGGCGGCCGGGATGGTGACGTCGAGGATGCCGGTACCGCCGGAACTCGTGACGGCGTCGTAGGTCGTCCCGTCGGTCTTCGTCAGGGTGAAGGAGCCGGAGACGGCGACGGCCGCGCCCGTGTCCGGGTCGGTCGCCACGTAGCGCAGCGGTATCGGGTCGCCGAGATCGTATCGCCGCATGCTGCCGCCTCTCCCTAGTCCGCGACCTGTACGCGGGTAACGATACGGCCCGACCCCGGACGCGAGGTGGTGGTCACGTCCGGGCCCCGGGTGATGTTGCGCGGGCCGACCACCCGGGCCGCCGTGCCGTTCGCGCCGACCGACGACGGAGCGAGGTTCAGGCCGAGGGCCGCCGCTCCGGACGAGCTGCGGGCGCCGGTCGCCGCGACGGCGAGATCGAATGTCAGCGCGACCGAGCCCTCGTGCCGCGTCGCACCGACGGCCGCCACGGCGAGATTGAGGCCGACGTCGACCGCCGACTCGTGCGCAGCAGCGCCCACGGCCGCGACGGCGAGGTCGAGCCCGACGTCGATGGTGCCCTCGCTGGGGCCCGCGACTGTCGGTGCGAATACGACGTCGACGAAATAGCACCCGTTGCCGAACGAGTCCGACGGGAAGACGGTATTCGGCTGACCCGCCGCGCCGCCCGGGAGCCCGTTCATGTCGCGGAAGCGTCCGGCGCCTGTCGCTGCGCTCAGGTCGCCGTTGGTGATCGGCCAGGGGGAACTACCGCCGGAACTGGCGACGTAGCGATCGGGCACGCGGACGGCCACGCAGTAGACCGAGGCGGCCGTGACCGAGATCGGGGTAGCGAGAGCTACCTCGTTCCACTGGTCGGAATCGCCCGGTACGGAGAACGCGACGTCGGGCTCCGCCGTGAGCTTGGCGCCGTCGCTGGTACGGAACAGGGCGGCCTTGACTGCGGGGTCGGCACCCGGTTGCGGGGTCGACGGGAACCACCATCGGACAGCCGTGATGGTGCCATCGACGGCGGGCGTGAAGTACGTCCCGAGCGTATAGGTGGTCGCGTCGGAATTGTCATGAAGGACCGGTACCTGAGTGGTGAAGAGCGACTCGGTCACGGCGCCCCGCTCAGGTCGACGAGCCGGTAACGGTCAGGCTCGTGATGCTGTACGCGCCCGCTGCGTTGAAGGTCTGGTCACCTGTGAGCGCGTCGTAGCCGTAGAACGTGCCGGCCGTGTTCGCGCTGTAGAACAGGGCGTGCGTCGCGCCCGCGCCGGGCGTGCCCGTGAAGGCGTACGGGACGCCGGTCGCCGTGATGACTCCGCCGGCAACGGTGCTCGTGAGCTGCACACGCTC